AACCCGCAGCAATAGTAGCTACATAACTTTGTTGAGCTTGTGTCATTCCATCCCAACGAGATGCGATTTCAAGAAATACATCATCTGCATTTCTGAATTGGTTATTCTGATCAATAAGAGAGATACCAACTGATTTTAATGCTTTATCAACACGGTTAAAATCTAAAGTTTCTCCTTCTGAGTCAACAAGAGTATTTGGATCAACTTTCATCTCCTGGAATCTAGCTACAATAGTTTTCATTGCAGTACCTAAATTCTCAGGCGCTTCTCTCGTAGTTTCAATCATCTGAGCCAAGAAAGCTGATGTTGTCTCAAAATCCATTCCCGCAGAAGAAGCAATAGAAGCTGTTCTTTCCATTGCTGTACCAATTTCTTTGGTATCTGCAGCAGTAATAGCAGCAAGTTTTGAATAAACATCATTAATTCTTTGAGCAGATGTTTCATTTATTTCCATATTGAAACCACGAAGCGCGGCTGTCATCATGTCTGTCGCTTCAGCAGCTTCAATACCACCAATTCTAGCCATTTTAAGTGTTTCATTAGCTAATGCCATTGATTGGCTAGTTGTTAAACCCTGTTGATAGTAAAGGGTAGCAGCATTATATACATCTGCAATGGTAGAACCTAATGCATTAGCATTTTTAGTATATGTAGGAAGCATATCCCACATATCACTAACACTAAAATTAGTAACTACTGCAGTTTCAGTCATGGCAGCGTCAAGTTCTTTTACAGTATCTAAAGCTTCTCGTCCTAATCTACCAATATTTCTAAAAATTTCATCAAATCCAAAGTAATTACGAACCTGATTTTGCAAATTGTCTATTTGACTTTGCATTTCCGATTGTTGATGGACAGATGCACTTGTTGCGCTATTAAAAGCTCTTGCTTCATCAGTAGCGCGATCCATGCCATTAGCAACTTCTTCCCATCCGGCCGCCATCTTAGTAACTTCATTAGATCGCATTTGAGCAATTTCACTTTCTAAGCTACCAATTGTGCCTTTTAATTCCGATGTTTTACTATCAACCTTATCTTCAGAATCTATAATTTTTTTAAGGCTCGCAATAGTTTGTTCAAGCGGAGTCTGTGCTTCCGTTGCCCATTGAATAGGATTTTTTCGAGCGGCCAAAGCATTATTTATTTTTTGTATTTCTTCTAATTTTGTTTTTGCTTTCGCTAAATCCCCTTCTTCAATAGCAATTTTAAATTCTTCATATTTTTGATGACTTTTACTAGTTTTTCCTGCTTTTTGACCAAGACTTACATCTAAAGCTCCTAAGTTATCTTGAATTTTTTTAGTATTTAATTTTTTAACTTGAATTTCTTTTAATTTTTGTTTTGCTTCCTCAAGTTTAGTAATTAATTTATCAATACCTTCGGTATGAATTTTATTAGTGTCAATTTGACTAAAATCCATTCCCTTCATAAGCTTTGAAGCTTTTGAATAAGCGTTATCTAATTGTTTTTCTAATTGATCTATTTGCCTTAAATCAGCATTTGATTTACGAGGCTTATCTAATAAATTATTATACTGCTTGGTCAGGCTGACAATTTCTTCTAACTGCGCCTCAGTATCTTTTGTCATGTTCTTAGGCATTTTTAACTGCTTCAATGCCTTTTGTATCGAATTAATATTACTTATGGCATCGCCAGTATCCATTATAGTATTAATTCTTAAAGTAGCAGTAGCATCAGCATTACCCATTTCTTTTCCTCCAAAAATAGTCAATAAAAAATGACGTTAATAAAAATTAACGCCATTTAAAAATCACTATCTATATCATTACTTAAAAAGTAAAACTCCATTAACCTCGTTTGTCCTCTCTCACCTATTGGCATAGCCTTGGCATCAAACCTTCCCACTTGAGGATTCGCGTTGGTTCCTAAACTTATAGATAAATCAGACGTTAATTTCAATTTCGGAATTTTAATAATTCCTGTTCTTGTATTGCCCGTTATATCATCCTTTACTCGCGTTCTTCCTTCAAATGTAAGGAAGCCATCAATCATCTCTTGACCTATGGTCAATTCTGAAACATTAGCATCGTAGATATAAGTATAATCTACAATTACATCAGTATAGGCTTCTAAAGAAGTTTGTATTTGATTTTCACTATGCATGGTGCAATCTAAAACTTTTTCACCATTTTCTATTTTATATATAAAAATAGGTCTTCCTCGGTATGGAGCATGGGATAGAGTTAATATGCCATTTTCATCAGTTTCTAAGAAATCTCTTTGACCAATTCCTAGCACCTCATTTGTTAATACACCTAAGCGCGCATTGGTCATTAAAGCAAACTGAGCTTTATTAAAAATACCCTGCGTAAAAGCCAAATCTAATTCTTTAGGACGCCTCCATATAACTCTCTCGCGATTTTCGTAACCGCCGACTGCAGCGATATACTGTTCAATTTCTTTAAAATGCGATATTTGAATTTTATCAAATGTCGCAATTGTTTCGCCAGGAGCTAAATATTTTCCATCTATCTCTATATTAGAAGTGGTTTTTAGTTGGGCAAAGTACAATTCCTTCATTCCAAATTCTTGTTCCATGCCTTTTATCTCCTATAAAAAAAGCGGAGTAGCTGCCGCCACCCCGCCTTAATATTTTTTTATTATGCTTTTAAATTAGCTGGAACTGCATCATCCATTAAACTATTTGTAGCAATTGATGCTGTAGTAACATATCCAGCATTTTCCTTATCTCCTGCATCGTTATAATCATCAAGCACAGAAGCAGCACCCTTATTCTTAGTGCTATCACCAGTAGGATCACCAATAGTATATTTTACTAATTTAATCATACTTCCATCTCTGTCTTTCAGACAATTAACTGTCATTGAGAAAGTTGCAGGATCGCCATCAGCTTCCATTGTTAAAGAAATATCTTCTGCTGAAACCTTACCTTTTGGTACAATGAATTGTAAGAACTCATCCTTACCAGACTTATAGTTTCTAGCATAAGTATCACCAGTAATATAATAAGTATTGGAATCAAAGTTTGATGTAATATCAATAGTAATTCCACCACTAATAATACCGTTATCTTCATTAGTACCAACTTTTTCTTTGGCAGCTCTAGCAACAGCAAGACCAGCATTAGTAACTTCAGTACAATCTAATAAGTCAAAAGTGATAAAATCAAAATCTCCAGTACCAATTGTACCACTAGGTGCTACCGGAGTTGGTTCAGTTTTACCAGATTCATAAATAAAATAACTAGCTTTTAATTTATCGATAGCATAGTCTTTATTTTTAATAGTAAACTTAAAATATCCATCTCCATTAGCTGCTTCTCCAATGGTTTTAACATCTTCTTTAGTTAATGTCTTAAGAACCTCTTGTTTAACACCATTATCAGTCATCTTTCCACCAAACATGATGCCAAGAGATTTAGCACTAAATAAAGCGTCTTCTAATGTTAAAGTAAGTTCTTTATTGGTATCCCAAGTTAATAATTTAACATTACCTTTACCACCAGTTGCATCTACTGTTTCAGCTGACTGTTCAATAGTAGAAACTTTTAAAGTGTCAAGATAAAGAACAGGAGCGGAAGGCGCACCTTCTGAGTCTAATTCATAGAATACAACATCAGCGACTTCCTTGATACCATATTTATCAAGAATACTTGCCATATTAATAGCCTCCTATATTATTTCAAATTTTTAATCCAATATTTTGGTTTTACTTTTTTGCTATCTGCGCCAGCTAATAATGAACGTATATCGATACTATACGATTCTTTTTGTTGATACATTTCAATCAGCCAAACGACGTCAGCATAGCTCATCTCTCCAATATTAAGTGGGTTAAGCCCAATTCCCATACAACAAATTGCAGCTAATAAAGTACCTAATTTTGGACCTAAATTTTTCTTAGCTTTAATTTTATCCCTATAACGAGATTTAGCTTTAATCCTCGTTACACGAGGATCCTCGTCAGGATCGGGTGGTTCAACAGCTCCTATCCCCATTGTTTCTCTTACTGCATTTTGAAAATCAAAGAAATTTTCTGCATTTAACATTCTTGGATTAACCAAATCCTTATCTGGATCTAAATGCTTTTCATCGACCCCAATAACTATAATTTCCATTTCTGGAATTATAGTTACAGGTTCACGAAGAAAAGCTTCAAATCCGCGCTGTATAATCGGTCGCATATCTTCTTCGGTATGATAAGATATTAACAGATATATAAAAGGAGATGGCGTCATAACCGTTTTATCTTCATTTCTATATGCATCATCTAATTCTTCTTGTGATACAGTAAGCAATGCTTGATATTTGATAAACTCATCATTACCAACTATATCATTAACAGTAGGTGGATATATTTGACAAATATCCTTAAAAGGAATAGAATAGCCTAAAAAAACCTTTTCATTAATCATAAGATGTTAGTCTAAAAATTTGTTCGTAATCTGAAATTTCTTCAGTTAAAAAGTTTAAGTCAAAATCACCACCCGTCATTTTACCTAAACCATCAATGGTTTTCCCATCTAAAGACTTCTGAATCTCAGACATGATAGCAAAAGGTCTTAAATTTGTATCTTTAATAATCCATTGAGTTAAAGGGACAAAAACCTCAATACTAATAGTAACATCTTTAAACTCATTATTCATAAGATTTTGACGCCCGCGCGTAAAACGTACTGAAATAATTGAGTGAGCGGTTTCTTTTGGGCCAACTCTAGGAACTATTTTAATAAGTTTTTCAAAAACTTCATTTTGTAATTGCTCAGGAGTTAAGTCAGGATTATTTAATGGATCTTTATCAGTATAGTATAATAATTTAACCAAATTCTGATTTGCCATTAATCTCCTAACAATTTTCTGACCATTAACTCCTATGTCTTGTAAATATCTTTCCTTCATTCTTTATCCACCCCCTTATTTAACCAGAAGAAATCATCATTATCATCTTCTGAGGTTTGTACTGGAGGTTTTGAATGATCTCTAAGATATTGTGGATCAACAGAAACGAATTCAACGCCAGGTGTAGAATGTATATCATAACCTGTAACAACATAAGCTTCGGTCAAGCCGCCAAATTCTACTTCTAAATAATCATCCTTTCTAATATGCGGATTCATTGAAGTAATAAAGAAGCTTAACTTCAAGTTTTCTGTATATAAAGTTCTTGAACGGCTTCTAGACTTTAATTCATCTTTAAGCATGTTATCTTCTTGACCATAGAAATAAGCCCAGCAATGCTGCGTATTTCCTTCTCTATCTTCCCAAGTAAGATAATGCGTCATTTCAATTACAATATACCTATTATAACCACTAGCTTTTCTACTCTCTAAATAATATATAAGCCAAGGTTGTTCTTCACCATTTTTATCTGGAACCCATATCAAAGTTCCACTTTCCATATCAAAATGCACATCTGTCAATAAATATTGCATTGTTTTCGTTTCATTTTGACTGCGCGGAGTCAACTCACCTTCGTGTCTTTCTGTCTCTCCATTTATTCTGAAAGTGGTATAGAATACTGATTTCTTCATTTGTAATGCAAAGTTTTCTTCACGCTGGCGCTGCATACGTGATTGAAAATCAGTTCCATATCGGTTAAGCCTTTTTAAATACACATTATGATAATATCCCATAGCTTAACCCTCCATATTAGACAATAAGGACATACAATCAAAAACTGTAGTCCTAAAATATTCATATCGTAAGTAACGCAAAGAAGCAATTTTATGATACAATACGTAATAATTTATTGTCTTTTCATCCTCATCAAAACCTTGCAACTCAATCAAAATAGAATCAAGAAATTTTTCCCACTCTCTGTTTTTTTCAAATTCACAAAGTAAGCCAAATAACTTATTTTTTAGCTTATTTTCGTATCCTTCTTTTACTTCTGGGATATATTCCATTTTAATCTCCTGCTAATTGCGTGAAGTCAAAAGGCGACCCCTTCCGAGAACGATAGTAAACTCTCTCTAGTTTAAGAGCTTTATATTCTTCTCTTTCAAGAAGGCTTTTTAATTTATCTATCAAATTAGCTTGAGAGAAATCTCTTTCCACATATAGCGGCTTAACATTTTCCCAAGTTAGAATAGTCCTATTTAACCACTCACATTTCATATAAGTGGCGAGAATTTGAATTTCAACGTTTGTAATATTTTCATCGACAAAAAACCCATTTTCATCAATTTCTAAACTACAACGAGGAAATTTAAACCAAGGAATAGCACTATCCAAAAGCGCTCGCCAATCTTCTTCATTTTCTTCATCTGTCCAATTCAACCATTCATCTTCTAACATCTTAGTCAAAAAAGCATCGTAAACTTTTTGAATCGGAGTCATTTTTTACCCCTCCCGTGTGGCCTTGTCATCTCTATTAAGTTTAATAGCACTAATAATATCAATGCCAGTATATTGTTTAAGAACCTCAGCTTTTTCAAAATTAGCAATCTCATTTGTAATAGCATAATTTGCTAATTCTA